TTTGCTGAGCTGTTCGCAGGTATTGGAGGTTTTCGTTTGGGATTTGAGAGAGCTAATTTTTGAGTAAGTGCCCTGATCTAGCCAATCAGGGCAAGCCCCAAACCCTACGGGTAGTGTGTAATACAACTAAGCATACTATACCGCGGGGGTGAGATGAGTGTCAATGATTATTAGTGATTCAGAAGAAATCAAAATGACAGACCAAGAATGTGAGGAGTTCGTAAACGAAATCATCGAGGATTGCGAGGGCATTTATACCGATAAACAATTAGCCAGGAAAGCCCGTGAAATGCGCACCAGGTTAACCTCCAGGGAGGTTGTATTGAAATACATACAAGATATCTACTCTGAGGATTCAACTGCTGTGGATGACACTTTAGTTGAGACTATACGCGGTGATATCAAGGATGCTGCCAATCGACAACACATTGACACTCAAGATTTTGAGATGGTGTGTATGAGGGCAAAAAAGGCCAGTTATGCTCAAATTGCAGTAGCATTCAATATGCCTAAAAGCACTTGTCATTATCGAATCCAGAAGGCTAGAGTGCAAATATTGAACTGCAGGAATTTAGGCATTTGGGAAGATGTCACGAATATGCAAAAGTGCGTCCAGAGTAACTGGTATTCGATGTTCAGGGAAATGATAGAGTGGGCTAAGGCTGGCTTTCCGACTTTCAAGAGAGACCCGAATTACAAGGACCTTAAGCGGGAATTGAAAAGCAAACGAGCTCAGCGAAAAAATAAATAAAATATTTTCGGGAAAAAGTTGGACGTTTGCCGTTTTCGAGGTCTTATAATATGTGGTTTAAATTATTTTAGCCACTAACTCACTCACTTCACAATCAATCTCCTTTCTCCTGTCGGTCCCGGTTGGATATGATCGGGACCACTTTTTATTATCTCAAATGTTAGCAATTGTTAGTAATTACCCACCAGGTGCAATTATGCCGACTCCAATCCCTGAAGCAAAACAACTCCTAATAACCAATGCAGCAAAGCTGTATAAATGCACTGAAGCCGAATTGCCTGCAGTGCTCAAGCGCGAGCACCGTCGAATCATCAAGTGTAATTGTGGAGAATATGCCTGCAAGGGATGGAGAATAACCGATGGGTATTGAAATCCAACTAATACATAACACGCAAATTATCTGCATAGCCCAGACTGAGGTAGGCGAGTATCGGGATGCTGCATATACTCCAGAGGGTCAACCAGTAGACGTAAAAGAGTTGACTGCTGAGTTTGAGGGCAGGATTGGGCGTTGGGTTGATAATATTAAGAATCCCCCCGTTATGCCAGAACCCACACCAGAGGAGATACAGGAACGTATTGACCAAATGGCACAGATGATTGAGGTGTATCAATCTCAAATACCAGAATTGGTCAACCTTAAAAGTATGCGAGTTGAAGCTATTGCGGTTGCTGAAGCGTTGCAGGTGGAAGAGAAAATGATTGAAGAACCTATTGAGGAAGTGCGCGGATAATGGCTGTTAATACCTGGACAGGTGCGACAGACACCAATTATAACACAGCAGCTAACTGGGACTTGGGACATAAACCAAGTGCCGGTGAATCTGTTGCGTTCAGTGGGTCTGTTAACTGTGCGATGAATGAGGCCACAGCAATCCTTGAAGCCTGGGATATGACAGGCTACACAGGCATACTTAGTTCAACCGGCAATATTCGCATAGACAATGCTGCTGATGCCGTCTGTAAATTTGCGGGTGGGACTCACACTTGGTCTGGTCAACTTCTACTGAACCCTGCTACTACGCGAACGCTGAGCCTGACATCTGCAGGTAAACTTGGGAGCTGCACTGGGTTGACGCAAAATGGTGCAGGAACTGTTAGTTTGCAGGATGCGTTAACTTTGACAGCAGGACGAATCACAATAACTACGGGAGTATTTTTAACAAACAACTACAATATATCTTGTGTAGATTTTTATTCTACAGGGACAGGAACTAGAACATTAACATTCGGATCATCCATAATCACATGCACCAAAGCCAGTAATTATGGATGGCGGACTGACACTACAACAAACCTGACAGTAACTGATGGAACATACGAAATCATATTGTCAGGGTCTGCAGCAACAATTACAACAGGGAATAAACTTTACAATAAAATCTCATTTACCGGGTCAGGTAGTCACACGTTCTACAGCCAGATTACAGTAAATACTCTAAACTTGACAGCAGACGCAAGCCAAACGTGCACATATAATATACTAAATATCACAATCAATACTGCTCTCAATATCAACGGCAACTCTGCAATCAACCGTCTGTTAGTTCAAAGCAATGCAATCGGCACAGCACGCACAATAACATTAGGTGCCTCTGCAACAATGGCAAGTGTTTCAAACTACGTAGACCTGCAAGACATCACAATGAGTGGAGGAGCTGCAAATGAGAGGGATTTCCAGACTAACGCTAAGAGTGCTGGTGATTGCGGTGGCAATACTGGCATCACGTTCACCACTGCAGCAGATCAAACTTGGTCAGGTGCAACAGGATACTGGAAAGACTATACACTGTGGACATCACGGATACCCCTTCCGCAGGATAATGTTATTATTCCAGACCCAGGCGCAGCAAGCCGGACGTTGACTGCTGATATGCCGAGATTAGGAAAAGACATTACCGTTACGAATACGACTGCTGCGAATAAACCGACACTGGCGTTGACTAATCAGAACGTATCTGTTTACGGGTCGTTAACACTGGTTTCGAGCACATATATGACGTTCAGTTGCAATAAAACATTAACCTTTGCTAGTAGGTCTAACTGTTCGTGGACAACTGCAGGAAACAGTTTTACAAATATAGTGTATTCAGATTGTTATGGTGCAACACTAACCGTTAATGATGCTATAAGTAGCGGAACAAATATTCAAGTTCGTTACGGTGGCTTTATCTGCCATTACACAATGACCATCTCTAACTTCTGGACATCTGCTGGAACAACCATTGATATATCTGATGCAAATATATATTTGTCGGGTGGTTGGACTGCAGGTTTTTGGGACATGAAGAGCACTAATTTAACAGCTACTAATTCTACTATTACCGAATCTTACACCGGCGCAACGGCGCATACTTTTTATGGTGGTACCCAAACCTACAACGACATAATCATCACCCCAGGCAGTGGAGTCTTAACATTCTCCGGTGCGTTCACATTCCACGATATGAAGCGTTCAGGAGCAGGAACCAAGACGATCAACTTCACCAAAAACACAAACTATACGATGACGGGTGACGACTTCTTCAAGCCGATTTCTGGAACAGATAAGTTCACCTTAACTGGAACTGGAAACGGCACAACCGATGCAGAGCGATGGACATTAACCAATAATACAACACGCGTTGATACCGACTATCTGGACATTACAGAGTGTAAGGCTGCGGGTTCAACTGCACCATTTTACGCAGGGGCTAATTCAACCGCAGATAACTCGACAAATACAGGCTGGACGTTCACGGCACCGCCTGCGACAGGTAGCGCAGCCTGGCTCACTCAACTTAATCAGGCAGTTATGGGATCACCATTCGCAGGAGCAATCAGGTAATTAATAATGGATAAAAATGTTCAGTTTGACATATATTTCGATTGCGTTTCTACTGCGGGTGTTGCTGATACTACTACTGCACCAACTGTGGAGAGGTCGTTAGACGGCGGGAATTACGCAGTATCGACCAATAGTGCAACCCGGATACAATCGACACATACATTTAAATTGACACTGACTGCGGATGAAATGAACACAACCTGCACTATAGTGAAGATCACCGGGGTCGGACTGTTGCCGCGTGTGATGTATTTGTTCCCAGAGGCTAATTGGTTGACGGCTAAAGCAGGTTACTTGACAGGCAGTGTGGCTCTTGATAGCACTGTTGCTAAAGCCGCGACCGCACTCAGCAACGCAATATGGACGGATGCTAAAGCTGGTTATTTGACCGGTGTTATTGCGCTTGAGGCTACACTTACAGCTATTAAAGGGGTAGGATGGTCAACTGAGACATTAGCGGCTATAGACGCGCTTATTGATGCTATCAAGGCTAAGACTGATTTGATACCAGCAAGCCCGGCAGCAGTCGGAAGTGCAATGACCCTCCAGGCCGGGCATGGTTTAGCTCTCGATTCAACTGTTGCCAAAGATGCAACTGTGTCAAAATTAACAGCTCAGCAGGTATGGGAATATGCTTCCAGATCATTGACAACATTTGGCACTCTCATTGCAGATATCTGGGAGTATGCAACACGAACGCTTACATCCGGTGGATCTTTGACAGCACAGGAAACCAGGGATGCTTTGAAATTAGCTCCATCGGCGGGAGCGGCGGCTACTGATTCAATCGATGATAAACTTGACGGGATAAGCGATACTACAGATCAATTCGTATTTACCGGTCTCGGTAAGGTTGATGCGTCGGCTGAGGCCACCATATCACAGGAAACTGTAACCGAAATTATCGATGGTGTTATAGCTGGAGTCGGCGGCGGTGGAACTATTGTTTACACAAATACTATCGAATATCCAACCGGCACTCCACTTCCGTGTGTGGAAGTTCACTGCTGTTCAGATTCGCTTGGCCAATCGATCATAGCATCCACATTCACGGATGATTTAGGGGCGTTTACATTTTACTTGGTTGCAGGAACATATTATATTGCTATCCAACATCCTCAATTCCAAGGGAGTTTAACGGCCATCACGGTGAGTTAATAATTATGTGCACATCAAAACAGCGTCGCTTTGTGGACGAATATCTAATTGATCTTAATGGAACGCAGGCGGCTATTAGGGCTGGATACTCACCCAGGACAGCCAATGAGCAGGCTGCTCGTTTTCTGGCTAACCCGGCTATTCAGGATGATATTCAGAAAGCTCAGGCCGAAAGGTCAAAGCGCACTGAGATCACAGCCGATGCAGTTTTGAATGAATATGCAAAGATAGCTTTCGCCAATATGAGCGATTTTGCACATTGGAATGGTGAATCGGTAATTCTTGAAGATTCTGAAATATTGGACCGGAATAAAACTGCAGCTGTCGAGTCAGTCAGTAAAACAAAAAATGGAATCAATATTAAATTGCACTCCAAATTAGCTGCATTGGATGCACTAGCTAAGCATCTCGGGTTAGCCGCTCCTACGGACATCAAGCTCTCTGGCTCTGTGGAGATCACGAACGTATTCAAGGAATTAGCCAGCCTGCAGGCAGTAGGCGATGAAACCAATGGAGATAACACCTAAAAGCATAGCAAAAATCCTAAATAGCTATACTCGTAATCGAATTGGTTTCGTCCAACATTTCTTTAAAATTAACCCCGATCCATGGCAGGCTGAAGCATTAAGCGCTTTGGATGCTGGCGAGAACGTGGCCATACGGTCTGGTCACGGAGTTGGTAAAACTGCATTCTTGGCTTGGGTAACGATCCACGGCGTTGTATGTAATGCTTATGCTAAACTTCCTTGCACAGCGCCAACCCAGCATCAATTGCGGGATCTTCTTTGGGCTGAAATTGCATATTGGTTGAATCGGTCATTATTACGAGATTTTCTAACCTGGACTGCAACATCATTATCGGTCAAAGGATTTGAAGAATCCTGGTTTGCGGTAGCCAGATCGAGCCGAAAACCTGAAAACCTGGCAGGCTTCCACGCTCCGAAATTGATTTATGTTGTCGATGAGGCTTCTGGGGTTGCAGATAATATATTTGAGGTTGTAGACGGGGCTCAGACAACTAAAAACAGTCAAATATGTATGGCCGGGAACCCTACACAGCGCGCTGGTTATTTCTATAATGCATTCCATAAGAATCGTAAGTCCTGGCACTGTATACACGTTAATTCGGAAACATCACCGAGGGTAACAAAAGAATATTGCGAGCAAATGGCCGCCAAGTGGGGCAAGGATACCGATATTTACCGGGTCCGTGTTCTTGGAGAGTTCCCGGAAGCTGAGAATGATACTTTTATCTCATTGCCTCTTGTGGAAGCTGCTATCCTGCGATTCCAGCAGAATATGGAAAGGGAGTTATCCGGACCTATTGAACTGGGTGTGGACGTTGCTCGATACGGTGATGATGAGACTGTTTTTTGTTTGCGGCAGGGTATACGGGCTATTCACTTGGAAGCTCATCGCGGTTGGTCAACTACTACGACTTCGGGGCGTGCAATACAGCTTATCAATCAATACAACGCTGAAGCCTGCAGGGTGGATGATACTGGGGTAGGCGGCGGCGTTACTGACAATCTCCGGGAAGATTGCGATCTGATCAAAGATTGTCAGACAATACCATCCAACTTTGGCGGCCCAGGCGATAAGCACTATGCGAATGCAACGGGCGTAATGTGGGGCAATATCAGAGATTTGATGCAGATCGGGGAATTGGAGATCCCGGATGATGATGATTTGGCCGGGGAGTTGACCACACGGCGTTATAGGTTGAACTCTAAGGGCTTAATAGTTTTAGAGCCAAAAGAGGATATGAAGAAGCGCGGGCTACCATCCCCAGGAAAAGCCGATGCGCTTTCAATGGCATTTGAAGATAGTTATGTTGAGGCTGCAGGCGCTTCCGCATCCGTCCCGGACACCTGGGATGCTTACGGCGCTGATCGCAATTTGATATGGGGTTAATTATGGTTGTTCACAATCCAGTGCCAAAAAATTTGAAACAAGGCGAACCGCCTAAGCCGCTTAAGCCTATACCACTTAGCGTGCAATCCATTCTTTTGAAAAGACACTTAGAAAAACTAAGACAAACATCCAAAAAGGTTAAATAATAATGGGACTCACTCAAAATATAATCGAAACATTGGCACGGCCAATCATAGATGAGAATAACCGCGAATGGGCATCCAGAGTACGCGAGGCTGAGCTTAAGCGCGTTGAAGATGACCCGGCATATCGACGCATATCCCAAGCCAGCCCAGAATCCCTTACTCCTATGGCTCAAGAGCAGATGGTTAGGCTGACTCACTATCTATACTGGAAAAATCCTCTGATTCGCAGGTTGGTAGAGATTTATACCGATTTCCTGTCAAACGCACAACCGAAAGCCGAAGATACTGCTCATGCCGATTTGCAATTAATAATTGACAGATTCTGGAAAGATCCATATAACCAGATGACCACATTTGCAACTGAGTTGATCAGGATGCATGTTTTAGACGGTGAATTGTTATTACCTGTTGTGGTTAATCCGCAGGATGGTAAAGTCAGAATCAAATATTGTGATCCTCGGGATATCGAAGAAATTAAAACCGTCCAGGACGATATCCGATTTATCGACACAATCAAGATGAAGCGGAAAGGTGATATCGAGGGCAAAATTTATAAGGTTATTAGATATCAGATTGACCCGGAATCTGAGGTTGGAATCGGTGATGATTCTTTGGGGAATCTGCAGGTAAAGAAAGCCTATGGATTCCGAACTGGAGATTGCTTCTATTTCCGGCAATGTCATTTGATTTCCAATAGGGGCAGGACACCGCTTGAGCCTATTTTAGACTGGGCGGACGCGCACGATAGGACATTATTCGATTGTCTTCGCAATAACGCATTGCAAGGGGCTTTTATCTATGATGTTGAGATATCCGGAGCTAAGCCTGCTGAGATATTAGCGAAACGTGATGATATATTAGCCAACCCACCTAAACCCGGCACAGTTCGCGTCCACAATGAGGCCGAAAAATGGCAGGCAGTATCCCCAACATTGAATGCCGCTAATGCCACAGATTTGGCTACTGAGACACGTAAGGTTGTAGCGTTGGGTGCTGGCAGGTCTGAGACTTGGTTGGGTGCCAGTGCTGATGTAAATAGGTCAACAGCTGATACGTCCCAAGATCCTCCATTGAAATCATTAGAGAGAAGCCAGGCTGATTTTGTTGAGATCATCAAGGCTATGATCGATTTTGTTATTGACCAGGCTATACTGCACGGCACACTGAGAATCGAGGCCGATGATGAAGCCGCTAGAGCCTACAGTGTGGATATGCCCGATTTGACAGCCACAGATAACGAACGGATGGCTAAAGCTCTTAAGGACATTTCCGAAGCATTCCAGTTGGCTAATGATGCTGAACTGTGTGATAGAGATACAGGCCGTAAATTGTTCTACCAGGTAGCCGGGATCCAGCAGCCTAATAATTTAGATGAGAATATCCAGAAAGAAAAGGACGAATCCGGCAAAGAGGATTATTTAAGCAAAGAAGCTCCTGATTTATCGGCAATGATGGATAAGGCCAAGCAGGATGCGCTTACACCGAAAATCATAGAACCTAAGAAGTCGGATGTCGAAAATGATTAAGATTCTGATAGCAGCTCCAATCAATAATAGAGCTTGGATTCTTCCGCAATTCCTGGAGTCGATTAAAGCTTTAACAATCCCGAATGATGTGGAATTCTCATACTTGTTCCTGGAGAATGATTCAACTGATGATTCGCTTGCTATCCTCAAAGATGTAACTGCAAATTGGGAACGCTGTGCAATAATCGAAGCCACCAACGAACTGCCGATTTACGATAGGACCGGTCCGGGTGGGCATGCAATGTATACCCGTATGGCTCATTTACGGAATGCTATCCGGTTCACCGCAGTAAAGGGTGGATATGATTATCTGTTTTCCTGCGATTCGGATATCATGCTGCAGCCTGATACTGTTGTTCGATTATTGAAGCATAAATTGGATTTTGTAGCGGCTACCATTTCGAACTCAGGGTCGCACATCTTCTCAGCTGTCAATGCACTGGGATTTGTTGAGGCTTCGGGGCGTGGACCTTACTCTGATCCTCCGATGTGGCACAGGTTGGTTCCAGAGACTAAAGGTGTAAAGCAGGTTGGTGGGACTGGTGCTGTATTCCTTGCTTCAAAAGCCATATTGAAAGCCAATACTTACTTGTATGAGGTTTTGAGAGAGAGTAAATATTACCATCCTCAAATATTGCCTGTCTACGGTGAAGATTATGCTTTTGCTATGTGTTGCGGTGATAGAGGATGGACTCAGCATATCGATATGAGTCTAAGAGGCTGGCATTGTTACGCGCGGGATTTGTTGGATATTTACGATGTAGCCAGGCTGAAGTATAAGGCAAGGGCAGTTAAGGTTCTAACAGATAGGGCTTGGTTAGGATTGGATAAAACGTTGTTAGTGCCAAGTTGCGAGACTTGCAGACAGAATAGAAAATAGGAGATCAAACTAAAATGGCTAAAAAGAATATTGAGACTAAAGCTCCGAGGACAATCGGAGCTTTTTCTTTTGATGGTGTGCCGGAGGATGAAGCCGGGATGATCCAGGAAGCATTCGATGCGAATGGGTTAACGTGTGAGGATGTTCAATCTGTGCGTGTTCGTCCGCTGGACTCTCACGGCAATCGAATGGTGATTATAACCACTGCGGATGATAAGCGGATTCGATATCCGATCCCGCAATTGACGGAGGATTCATAATATGGAAATTAGAGAATCAATCATCCTTGAATCTGCCGAGTTTGATTCTGAGAACCGCATAATCAAGAATGCACCGCTTATAGTTGCCGGTGAATCGAGTAATCGAAATGATTATCCTGCGGAAGTCCTCCGGAGGGACGGTCCAGGCGTGTTCGAGGAAGCTAAAGGCTACTTCGGGCACGTTCAGAGCTACCATGAGCGCACAGACCCGAGGAACCTTGCTCTTACAGTCCGTAACGTCCAATTCAGCGAAGCTGATAATAAGCTCCGCGGTGACATCCACTATTTCGAAGATGCTGTCTCCACAATCGCCAAGGTGAAAGAGGCTTTCGATTCCGGACAAAAGGACGTTATGGGACTATCCATCCAAGCCAATGGCAGAGGCAAGATAGTCCGTAAGGGCTCTAAGGTCTGTCGGCAAATTGAGGCGTTAACCAGGGATGCTAACACATCCGTGGATATAGTTGTTGGGCCTGCCGCTGGTGGCAGGTTATTTGAGGCACTATTGCCAGAGGAGGCAAACGATTTGAAGACACTAGAAGAAATGAGCTTGGAAGAGCTCAAAATTGCGCGTCCTGATCTTTATGAGGCTGCGCTGAAAGAAGCCGCTGGCAATGTTGCCGCACCTGTCAAAGAACCTATCAAGGCTGAGGTCCCTATTGTGGATGAAACCAAGATCACCGAAGCCCTTGAAACCAAAATGGAAACCAGGTTGCAGGAGATTGAACAGAAAGCAAACTGCAGAGTTGTGCTTTCTGAATCTCTGAGAGCCGCTAATCTTCCAGCAGAATTGGAAGCTAAGGTTCGCAATCAGTTTGACGGCAGAATCTTTGAAGCTGCTGATCTCGATAAAGAGATTGCGTCTTTCAAGGATATTGCAGCAAAAATGAGCCCGGTCAGGCTGACTGAGGGCCAGAGTATCACCATAGGGGCTGATGCTGGAGACAAGATGCAAGCTGCTCTTGATTTAGCACTGGGCGTGACCCCTGAGGATGCTAACCTTGCCAAGACCAGACCATTCCGGGGCTTGCGCGAGGCTTACACTCTCTACACCGGTGATACCGATGTAGTTGGTCAGTTCCACGTTTCTGAAGCCGGTATCAACTCCGGAACATTCGCCTATGCTTTGGGAACATCGATGTATCGTAGGCTTACCCAGGCTTATCGTGAGAGAGATTGGGGAGAGAGCAAGATTTGTTCGATCAGATCGGCTCCGAACTTCAAAACTCAGGAAGAAATCAGACTTCCTTACTACAGCGATCTCGACGATGTAAACCCTGAGACTGCTGATTATGTGGAACTGCAGCAGTTCTCCGATGAGGAAGCAACTTATACGATTAAGCAGAAAGGTAACACCCTTTCCGTCACTCGCAAAACAATCATCAATGATGATATCGGCGCGCTGGGTAGGACTGTAGGCAATCTTGGCAGAGCAGCTCGCAGAACTGTTGCTAAGAAAGTCTTCAAAACAATGCTTGAAGATAATGCAACCTATACCGTTGAAGGCAATGCGTTCTTCATGAGTGGAACCCGGACACCTACCGCAAACTACAACCTGAGAGCGTCTGCATCTAACGCGATTAGTGAGACAAACGTCAACTACGCAAAACGGATGCTCAAACAGATGGTTGAACCTGGCAGCGGTGAGTTGATTGGTATGGATGCGCGCCCCGGCGATATGGTCCTGATTGTTCCGACTGCACTGGAAGATACTGCAGTGTCGATCAACAAGGCGAACCTGAGCACAGCGTTCAACTCCTTGCAGAACTTCTTCGGTGTGAACAATGAAGACATAATCGTATGTCCTCTGCTCACCAATACCACTGACTATTACCTGGCCTGGAAACAGCAGGTAATGGAATGGATTATCCTGTCATTCCTGAACGGGCAGCAGGAGCCGGAGTTCTTCCTTGCTGATAACCCATTAGTCGGGGACATGTTCTTTGCGGACAAAATGACTTACAAGGTTCGCCATGAGTATGAAGCTGCATTCCTTGATTGTAGAGGTTGCTACAAGACTGATTCTACTGCCTAATTATTAATGATTCTTGATTAGGCTTAACGTTTGAAAATAAATAACGACTAACTTGGACCGGACTAAACACCCGGTCCATTGTGCATAAGGAGCATAAATAATTATGGCAGCATATGTTAAAAGCCAGGGCAAGCGGCTTCCAGGTGGAATCGCTGGAGAAGCCCTTGCAATTGGTGAAATAGTATTTATGGCCAGTGACGGCCAGTGGGAACTTGCTGATGCTGATGCAGCTGGCGAGAAGTCGGCCCAGGGCGTTGTTACTAGGGCAGCTTCTGCAGCGGCTGCGGATGTTGAGGTCTGTGATTCCGCTGTTATCGGCGGGCTTACAGGGTTGACTGTTGGGGCTCCGATTTACCTGAGCGATACACCCGGCGTTCCAACTGAGACTGCACCGGCCAGCGCTTTCGATGCTATCCACGCAATTGGATACAATTTAAGCGCAACAGTCCAGTGCATTAAAATTGCACCGCAGGCTTATTTGAGACCGAGCTAGTATTTTCACCCCTTAATATTAATTCGGTCTATTTCAAGGGCAGGTTGTAGATATCCCTGCCCTTGTTATTATTTTTGATCTCATACTTAATATTTGAGCAATCATTCCAGGTATCAAAATGCAATCATCCATATCAACATCCGAAGCTGCAATGAGAAAAGATGAGCTGCTCTCTCACGTCCGGAGAGTCCAGCGCGCTGAGGATAAGATTGTCCGGGATGTCTACAAATTATTAGAGCAGTCCAGGCGAAATATCATACAGGAACTTGCAAAGAATCCATCTGAATGGAGATCCACATATTTACAGACCTTACTCGATAGGATTGATGATCAGGTCAACATAATGTCGGACGGTCTAAACAAGCTAGTATCAGCAACCCGCCAGAGTGATGAGGGAATGATGAAGAAGCAAAGTGTGCTTGGACCCGTTCCGGATGCCCCTATTATAAAATTCGTCGGCATCGATCCCGAAATGCTT